TAATTTAGACACATTTATGAAATAAAATTTGTTGTGTCTTATGGTATCTACGAATCAATTTTAAACTTTGTAGGAGCTTTTTATGGCAACAAATTTTATCGAGATGGGCGAAGCCATCAAAATTAAAGCAAAAACCGCAATCAAAGGCGGTGAATTAGTCGTGACAGGTGATTTAGCTGGCATTGCTGTTGCAGATATTGCGAAAGATGAGATCGGGGCATTGTCTGTGATCGGGGTATGGCAAGTGAAAGCAAAAAGCGATGAAGCGATTACTCAAGGTGACAAGCTTTACTGGGACACTTCTGCAAAAGAAGCCACCAAAACAGCAGGCTCACATAAATATATCGGTATTGCGTGGTCAGACTCGCCGAGTTCAACGGCAGTAGTGACGGTGAAACTCAATGCCTAGTTTGTTTGAACAAGCCTTCGCCAAAGCGGACAGCGTGATTGAGCGTGTAATGATGTCGGAGTGGCTGATTAACGGCAAGCCATATCCAGCTACCTATGACGAAGCCCCTCATATTATGGAGGGGCTTCACGTTTCGGTGGACCAACAAGCCTTAAACGGCACATTACGCACACTCACGCTATTTCGCTCATCAGGTTATAAGCCACGGCTAGATCATAAGGTGGTACAAGGTGATAAAAAGTACCTCGTCAAATCTTATCACTATGTCGATCAGATGATTGTATTACAGTTGGAGTAAGCGATGGGTGTCAAAATAACGGGATTAAAAGAGCTTGAGGCAAATATTCAACAGCTTGTCAGACAAAAAATACCGACTGCAACAGCGAAAGCAATTAAAACAGTGGGTAAGCAAGCAATGCGAAAAGCCACAAAGTCTGTGGCTCAACAGATTGGCGTACCCGTCAAGACGGTGCGTGGGCGTGTCAAAATGACCAAAGATCCGACCTCACAAAGCCCCAAAGCTATTATCCGAGTAAACCGCACTCATTTGCCATTAATTCGGGTATTGGAAGGGAAACGTAATCGGATTGTTGCAAGCCCCGGTGTGTTGCGTGTTGGTCGTCATTCTGTTGCTAGAGGTTTTAAACAAACCTTAAAAAACGGACGTACGCATATTATGTTTCGCCAAGGTAAACAACGCTACGGCATTGATGTAGCGAAAGTCCCGTTATCTACACCGCTTACTCAAGCGTTTAATCAGGAGTTGTCTCAATATCCTGAGCAAGTGAAACAAGAGCTGATCAACCAACTGACCTTTGTCTTTAGGAGAAAATAATGCGTATCCACACTCAAATCCGCTCTGAAGTCGTCGAATTGTTGGAGCAACAGATTAGCGATGTAGAACATTACTACAACGGCAGACCAACGTTTATTGACATTGACGAAGAGCAAAAAGCGATAGCCGTCTTTTTAGATGAGGCTTACTGCGACGGCATTACAAATTGCGATGAGCAGTGGCAAGCACAGCTCAATATCGCCATTTATATAAAGTCTATCGACAATGGCGAAAGTGAATTAGATGAGATCGCCCAACAAATTGCCGAGGTGATGCAAACCACACAATCAGGCACAGGGTTTGAACATATCGACAACCTTGAGCTATCTCAATACAGCTACGAACAAGACCAGCAACAGCGGACTTGGTACGTTGCAAACCTTATTTTTAACATTGAATATCAACGAGAAGGAGTGTAATTATGGCGGGAAAAACCACCAAATTCCAAGGCACGAAGTTTTATATTGGCACAGGTGTCGAAGAGCAAAAGAATATCACAGCGTGTAACGTTAAACCGAACGCGACTATCACTGTTGCCTCAAACGGTTTCAAGGCTGGTGATGCGATTACGATCACGGGTTTAGGAAGTTTAGACGGCACTTATCCGATTAAATCCGTCGATAACGGCTCACCTGGGGTTATCACCTTAGCTGATGAGGTAGATTGGACTGCTCAAGATAAACCGACAGTCTTTACACAAGCTAAAGTCGCTCGAGTAAAGTGGTCAGATAATTTCTGTGCGATCAAAAACATTGAACGTTCAGAAGATACCTTAACGGAAGAAGATGTTACCACAATGTGCGATGAAGGGACGGTTACTGAACCTGGTGAAATTGAATTTGGTTCAACCAAATTAACGTTCTATGCGAAACCTTCAACGGCAATGCAATCACTTTTGCGTAAGAAGTTTTTTGCCAAAGAAAGCTTTCCGTACAAACTGATTTTCACCAACAATCAAGGCACAATGTACGGCACTGGCTTTGTTCAATCTGGTAACAACTACTCGGGCGAAGTGAAAGGTAAGTTTGAAAGCGGTGCAACCATTAAGCATACCAAACGCGATTATCATTTGCCAGTAACAGGATAGTTGTAAAAAATTGGCGATAACTGACCGCTTGTAGTAATACAGGCGGTTTTTTATTTCAATAAAAGGAAACCTTATGACTTTACGTGAAACCCTATTATCCCAAACCCCCAAATTGAACCCGATTGAGATTAAAGGCACGACCTACTATGTGCGTGATTTAACCGTTGGGGATATGAACAACCATCTTTACGGCATCAACGTATGGCTAAAAAGCAAGCTGAGCTCGAAGGCTATGAATTGCCTGCGGAAGAGGATGAGAACTTTGCGACAGCTCTAAGTGAGTTCGGTGCAAAATACCGTTTACCGCAGTCGATTGCTGTACGCCTATGTGATGAGAATGGTGAATTGCTGTTTGACCCGTTTAATGTCGATGATTTGAATGCCATTGCAAAATTAGATAACCAAGTCTTAATTGATTTCAACAATGGTCTAGGTGACCCAAAAAACTCACCGACCGCCGACGCTTCCAGTTAAATTTATCGCTGGCGTTAGGCAAAACCCTTGCTGAAATTGAAGCAATGCCCGAAAGACACTTGGCGGAGTATGAATTATTTTACCAAGAACAACCTTTCGGGCTTTGGCGGGAAGATTACCGCACCGCTCAAATATCGCATTTATTAGCGATGATCAACCGAGATCCAAAAGGCGACAGCCCGAAATTATCGGATTTTATGCCCTTTTATCAAAAGGCAGAAGAAGCGGAAGATGATGACGGCGGTGTGGCGGCGTATTTGGCTAACAGATAAATCCCTTGTATTTTGTTGTAATTCAACTTAAAATAAATGTATTACATAAAAATACAGGGGGCAATAAAATGGCGACCATTAATGATGCTTTCAGTTTTAGAACAAACACAGAAGTTAAAAATACGGCTTTTGAAGTGATAAAAAGTTATGGAATGACTCCATCACAAGTGTTTAATATGCTTCTCACTGAAATTGCATATACTAAAACAATTCCGTTAAGTTTGAATTATCAACCAAACCTTGAGACTAAGTTGGCAATGCAGGAAGCTAAATCAGGTAAGAATGAGGTATATGAATCTTTGGAAGCGTTTCATAAAGCAATGTTAGCGGAGTAAATAATGTTACAACTTTCTCCAACAAATGCTTATAAAAGAGATTTTAAAAAGATTGCTTCTGAGTTAATGTCTAGTGCTGAATATATAGAAGTGATGTATTGTTTAATGCATCAGTTACCTTTGGCGGAGAAATATAAAGATCACCCATTACAAGGAGAATTACAAGGTTTTAGAGATTGCCATATCAAACCTGATCTTGTTTTGATTTATGCGGTTGAAAATAATTTACTTCGCTTGGTACGTTTAGGATCACATTCCGAATTATTTGGGTAATTTTCGTTAAATATAACGCATTGAAAATGACCGCTTAGTGCTTTATGTTTTGAATAGATTGATGGCAATATGGGAGGTTGAATATGAAAGCTATTTATAGCACGGTAAATTATACAATAAGCTCTTTATTTAAGATGTTTCTGTTATTTATAGTAGCTTGTTTTGCCATTTCCATGTTGATTTTTTCAATAAATGCAGCTGAACAAGATTTACCTATGTTTATTTTGTGTATGTTAAGTGGTGTTGCGATTATTTTCTCTCTTTGGGGATTATTAAATGGGTTGATCAAGTTTTGTGACTATCTATTAGCCAAAGAAGAGAAGAGAAAATGGAAACAAATTAATAAATAAACTTAAGTAAATAGAAATTTTAAGCCACCTTTAAGGGTGGCTTTTTTATTGGAGAAAATTATATGTCATCAATAGCTAAATTAAATATTATTCTTGATTTAGAGGCTGCTAATTTTGAAAAAGGAATGTCTAAATCAGAACATCAAGCCCAACAATTTTCTCGTAAATTCCAAGTTGATATGGATAAGGCTACCAAATCAGCTAAGCAGTTTGCTCAACGTACCACACAATATTTAGAGAATATTGAAAATGCAGCTAAAAATATCAATAAAAACTCTAATTTTCAGTTTTTCACTACTCTTGGTGGATATGCTCAAGCGGCAAGTGGAAATATTATTAAATATGCAGATAGTTACACTGAACTTGGTAATAGAATTCGTTTGGTGACTAAGAGTAATGATGAGTTTGTCAAAGCTAATGCTGCAGTCTTTGATATCTCACTTAAAACAAATCAAGCTATTTCATCAACATCACAAATTTATCAACGATTTGCCCAAAATGCGGATACGTTGAAAATTAGTCAACAGAAGATCTCCGAATTAACAGAAACGGTATCAAAGGCGGTAGCAATTTCTGGTGCTAGTAATGCCGCATCTGAAGCTGCTCTTACTCAGTTTGGTCAAGCGTTAGCCTCTGGTGTATTGAGAGGGCAAGAATTTAATTCTGTAATGGAACAAACTCCCGGTTTAGCCAAAGCATTAGCTGATGGGTTAGGTGTCACGATAGCTGAATTGCGTAAAATGGCAAATGATGGCAAATTAACAACAGATGTCTTAGTTAAAGGGCTGGAAAATGCTAAAAAAAGTGTCGATCATCAATTTAGTAGTAGAATTATTACTATTGGGCAGGCATTTACAAATTTGGAAACCAACATCACTAAATTTGTTGGGGAAATGGATCAAGCGATAGGTGCATCTCAAACATCAATATCCGTATTAAATGCTCTTGCTAAAAATGTAGATGTATTGGGAATCGGCGTTGCAGCACTAGCAACATCTTGGGGACTTTATCATACTCAAGGCTTTTTGAAATCTCGAGCTGCAATTTATGAACAAAATAAAGCTCTTAAAGCACAGAAAGTAGCACAAGCAACAGCTCTTGTAACTCAACGAGAAAAAATTGCAACCTTAGCGCAGGAAACTTCCGTAAGACTTGAAAACACAATGCAGTCTTACAATGCGAATAAAGCTACAATGGAAGAAATTGCCGTTACTCAGCAACGAATTGCGACAGAAAAAGCTAAAATTGCGGTTGAGATACAAGGTGCATCAAGTCGTGCTGAACGTATTGCATTAAGTACGCAACTTAAAGCATTAGAGCAACAGGAAATCCAGCTCGCACAACAAAAAATTGCAGTAGATAAACAACAGATCGCCACCAAACAAGCATTAAAAGTGGCTTATGCGGAAAATGCGATTACACAAAGTAGATTAACTGCAAGTACGGTTGCAAGTACCGCAGCGACAACAATTTATGGTCGAGCTGTTGCCGGTGTCAAAAATGAGTTGAACTTAATGAAAGCGGCAGCGTTGTCTAACCCATTGATGACATTAGCAATGCTTGCAACGACAGCTGGCTCTGCGATATGGATGTTGTCTGAAAATAAAAAAATGGCAAGGGAAGAAGCGTTACGGTATGCCGACAGTATCGATCAAGTTCGAACCAACCTAGAACAAATGACCAAAGTTCAGGTAGAAGCGGAACTTGTCAAAGTTAAGCGGTCACTGCGAGAACAAGAAGCGCACCTTGAAAGCCTTAAACAGAAACAAAGAGAGTTACAAAAATCTACTCAACAAACGGTAGAGTATATCGCACAACGATGGGTCGGTGCTACAATTGCTCATAAACGCTCTACTGAAGAGATAGAGAAAGCTCAAGAAGAGCTAAAATTAACTACTGCCGAAGTGGAGAATGCTCAAAATCAATTAAACAAGACACTTGAAATTCAGCGTGATTTGCAGGCACACATTCCTGTATCAGAGCTTAAAGACCTCTTCGTAGAGCTTTTCCCAAACATTGAGCGATCTCAAATTAAAGTGGACGGTTTAAATGTCTCGATCGGTAATTTTTCAATGCAAATACCTGCTGCTACAGCAGATGCATTGAAGTTTGCCGGTGCAGTAGGAGAAGTGACTAAAAGTGCTATTCAAGCGGCTATCGCTATGGCTAACCTACCTATTGTTAAAGGCGGTGGCGAAGTTATTGATCCTAAAAACCTCAAGATGATTGAGCGATTGGAAAGACGCAATGCCATTGCTCAAGCGAAAGGGAAAGATAAAATAGCATTACAGGTTGAAGATGCTTTACTTAATTCAGGAATGAAAGAAGGGGACGCAGGCTATCAGCGACTGAAAGAGGCATACGAACAACAATTTGCTCAACAGGCTTCAAGTGGTGGAAGGGGTGGCAAAACACGATCAGGTGCGGATTATCGCAAAGATTTTGAAAGTTACTTTGACGATCTGAAGAAAACCAACGCCGATACCCTAAAAAATATTGATGTGAGTAGAGCTAACTCGCTGGAAAAACTCAATAAATTAATCAAAGCCGGCGTTGTTTCACACGAAGAAGCAGAACAGGCAAAAACACTTATTACCCAACGTTATTTACAAGAACGTGAAGAATTGGCGGAACGTTACGCACCGCATTTATCTGCCAAAAACAAAATGCAACGTGAGCTTTATGATATTCAACAGTTGCAGTCGATAGGAGCATTATCGAATATTGATGCAAGGAATGCTAGTGATAGAGCTAAATTTGAGTATGCTGAAACAGCGGGGCGAAATGCGGTATCTGTGCAAGATGAGATTAAGGGGATCTACGATCCTTTACAAGCTATTGCTAACCAACAAGCACAAGAACTCGCACAGCTTGACGCATTTCATCAGACGCAGTTACTTAAGGAAGAAGAATTTCAAAAACTCAAACAGCAAATTATTGAGCGTTATGCGAATGATAAATTTCAAACCGAAATGCAGAAATATGCGGACGGCTTGAATACACTAGGTTCAGCTTTTGGGGATTTAACCTCGATGATTGAACAGGCAGGGGGCAAACAATCTGCCGCTTACAAAGCAATGTTTGCGATGCAAAAATCTTTTGCGATTGCGGAGGCGACAATCAATGTCACCCGTGCTGCAAGTCAAGCGATGGCAGATTGGTCAAAAATGGATGCGGCATCTAAGTTTGCAGCTGTAGCAGGCGTGATGTCTCAAGGTATGGCATTAATCGGACAAATCCGTAGTGTTGGTTTCTCTAGTGGCGGCTACACAGGCGATGGTGGCAAATACACCCCAGCAGGTATCGTCCACCGTGGCGAGTATGTCATCACCAAAGAGGCAACTTCTCGTCTTGGGTTGGATTACTTAAATTACCTTAACTATGGTAAACGTGGTTTTGCGACCGGTGGCGGTGTTGGTGTGCCGAGAGTGCCGAGTACGCCTACGCATTTTGGCGGATCGCAAAATGTGACTGTGACGGTGATTAATAACGGCAAACCGACATCCGCCGAAGTAGAAACCAAAAAAGACGGTCAAGATTTAGCAATTACCGTGAAGTTAATGGAGCAGATTGCAGATGGTGTCTATCGTCGCAATCAAACACGCGATCTGCGTAGTGGTGGTGCGTTAAATAGATAATACCCTTAGAGAGTTTCTAAGGGTATTTTATTATAAGGTGATCTATGACATTACAAATACTTCCCTTTTGCCCACAACCAAATTACACCGTCGAAAGCGAACCTCGCAGAAAGGTGAATAAATTTGGTGACGGCTATCAACAGCGAATGGTTGATGGATTAAATCCATTGCAACGTAAATTTTCATTGAGTTTTAACCTACGACACGCACAAGCGGTTGGATTGTTGCAATTTCTTGCAAGTCACGGTGGTGTAAGTGCCTTTCAATTTAGGGAGCGACCAAAAACGCCACTGATTAAAGTAGTGTGTCCAAAATGGTCGCAGACGGTAGGTAAAACCCATACATTGATTAACTGCGAATTTGAAGAGGTGATTTAATGCCCAAAGCCCTACCCCAAAAAATGGCAAACGAATTGCCAAAACTGGAACAAAATGCCTTGATTGAACTGTGGGAAATTGATTTAAGGCATATCAGCAGTAATAGCGACCAAACACGAAAAGGGGAGTTGTTACGCTTTCACAATGGCTTAAATCAAGGTCAGCAGAATGTCTGGTGGCAAGGTAACGAATACCAAGCCTACCCAATTAATGCGGACGGTTTTGAAATTAGCGGTCAAGGTCCGAGTAACCGACCGACTTTAACAATCTCAAACCTGTACGGCATTGTCACCGCTTTAGCCGCAGATTTTGGACAAGGAATTGGGGCGAAAGTGACACGTCGTTTAGTTTACGCTCAATTCCTTGATGCACGAAATTTTCCTAACGGACAAAATCCACAAGCCGATCCGACACAGGAAAGTGTGAGTTTGTTCATTATTGAACAGCTAAAAATCCTCAATGATGAAGTGGCGACCTTTGAGCTGGCTTTACCCGCAGAAACAGATAATGCACGTATTCCGTTGCTGATGATTACGTCTGATACTTGCATTTGGCCATATCGTTCTGCGGAGTGTGGCTACACAGGCGGACCTGTTGCCGATGAAAAAGATAACCCGACAACCGATCCGAAAAAAGATGCTTGCTCTCACTGTTTGCGTGGTTGCAAGTTGAGATTTGGGGCTAATGCTATTTTGCCGTTTGGTGGCTTTCCAAGTACGACGCAGTATGGGGCTTGATTGCTATCAAGGTGTTTTACTTGTAAACTATATGAGTTCGCCATTGTGTTGAACTATATTATAAACAGAAGAGGATTTTATGGCAGCCATTCAACCACAAACTATTGCGGACAGTCTATTTCGACGCATTGAGGATGCTCGTTATATGAAGAAGTTCACCCCTATGTTTATTAATAGATTACTTAGCGACATTGAGAAGTTGAAGTTAATATTACCCGATTTGGCGTGGAGCATGGAAGGAAGTGTTTATGCTTTAGCCAATCAAGAAAGTAAAGCAATTTTTGCTTGTCAGAAATCTATTGAACTCAATCATAGCGCATCAAATATCTATAATTTAGGGTTTACTTACGAAATCTTTAATCAATTTGAATTAGCTTTAGATTGTTATCGACAAGCATTTCAGATAGCTCGAAATGGCGACATAAAAATACTTCGAACATTAGAAGGTCGGCTAATGAACTTTTTTGCTTATGACGATTTAACACCTATCAAAACTGAGCTAGATAAATGTAAGATAAAACATAATATTGATATTATTACTAAATTAAATAAAGTATTTGGTAGTGGACGTTTAATGTTAGATTTCGGTCTTGAAGTCAATCGGCTTATTAATCAACATATTGTTTCTAGATTTATCATTGGTACTGAGTTTCGTGAAATTGATGAGCGGTTACATATTGTTAACCTTGTTCAATATGTAGATGACGCAGATCTTGAAAAGATAGTTGAGTGTAACGCTAATCTATCAGATTTATTCGCAGAATTTGCAGAAAAAAATCACCTAGATTTAGATTGCTTGTATCTTTATTGTGAGGCGTATAAATAATGATTAAGCATACGGAATTAATTGAACGAGCTGAGATTTTGTCAAAACAATCTAGCGAAATTGAATGGAGAGATAGCATCAAACATAGTTATTATTACTTTTATCATGAGCTTAACCAATTTCTCTCTAAACACAAGATTGATTTAATGGATAAGAGTTATGGTGAACATCAATTTGCGATTGAAAAATTAAAAAGTATTGAAAATCGCTCAGCTAAAACCTTAGCAAGATATGTTCAAATATTAAAAGATAAACGTGTAATAAGTTGTTATAAACTTGATGCAAATGTTTCACAATTTCAAGCAAGACAACAATTAAAAGAATGCCAAAATGCGATAATTAAATTAAAGGAATTGGATACATTATTACAAGAAAAATAATCTATAAGCCCGATATGTTCGGGCTTTTTTATTGGGAGTAAAAATGGAAACACCTGATTTAGAATTTAAAATCATTGCTCACGCCAAACGCTCAGAACCGCACGAAAGTTGCGGTTTTGTCGTTTTTAAGGGCGGTGAGTTGCGTTATTTCCCTTGTGAAAATGTGGCTGTCGATCCGATTAATCATTTTGAAATTTCACCTGATGATTGGATTCGGGCGGAAAGTGTGGGGGAAATTGTGGCGGTTGTTCATTCTCACCCTGATTCAGACACGGAAAAGGGCTTGCCGTATTTATCAACCGCTGACCGTGAATGCCAAGTGCGGTTAAATCTGCCGTTTTGGTTGGTTTGCGACGGAAAATTGCAAAAATTCCGCCCAATCGCACCGCTTATCGGTCGTTCGTTTGAGAATAACAAGCAAGATTGCCGCAATATCTTACTTGATGCCTATATGTTGTCGGGATTGGATTTGCCTGACGATGTGGAGTACGAATTTGAATGGTTTAAATCAGACAACTTGTATGAAGAAAACTTGCTCCGCTTTGGTTTTGAACGATTGGATTTTGAAGAACAGCCCCAGCTTGGCGATATTGTGTTACTGCAAATTGGTAGTGATGTGGCGAATCACGCAGGCATTTACCTTGGCAATCAAATGATGTTACACCACAGCGAAGGGCGATTGTCTGCCCGTGTGCCTTATGACGGCGCTTGGTTACAACAAACGCACAGTATTTGGAGATACCCGAAATGGTCAGAGTTAAATTTTACGGCGATCTTAAACGATTTGAGCCTAACGAACCGATAGCACTTGAAGTCAGTTCCTTTAAAGAGCTGATGAGCGGACTACTTAGCCAGATTCAAGGCTTAAGTCAACATTTACGCAAAGGCTATTACAAAGTCCGAATTGGAAAACGCTATTTAAGCGAAGAGCAGATAAAAACCAACCCAACAATGACACTTGCAGATGATTGCACCGTACATTTTACGCCTGTGGTGGTGGGGGCAGGGAAATCGAGTGTCCTTAGTATTGTTGCTGGTGCACTTTTAATTGGTACCGCCTTTATGCTTGGCCCAATGGGTTTTGGAATGGTTCAAGGGATGACTGCAATGATGATGGGAAGTATGGGAGCTAGTCTTTTATTAGGAGGGGCGATGCAAATGCTTGCTCGTCCACCAGATATGAACACGAAATTAAGTGACAGCGAAAAGCAGCAAAGCACATCATTTTCAAACATTCGTAATCTTACCCCTCAAGGCAGACCGATTCCGTTGCTTTACGGAAAAATGATGACCAGTCTTATCTTGATTTCGCAGGGTCTTGATACCTTTGATGATGTGACAACGTAAACAAATTACAGTCGCACAGGAAACTGTGACGGCTTTTTTATTGGAGAAACATTATGGGCGGTAAAAAAGGCGGTGGTGGCCATACACCTTACGAAGCACCCGATAACCTAAAATCAGCGCAGCGATTAAGTGCGATTGGCTTAATTTCGCTCGGTCCTATTCGTGGTGCGGTGACAGCAGATCAGTATCAGAGTGCCTTCTTTGATTACACCCCGATTAAAAACTCGAAAGGGGAGTGGAATTATCAAAATACCTTGATTCGCTATCGTTTAGGCTATCAAGACCAGCAACCCCTTGAAGATTTTGATGCGTCAGAAAGAGAAGTGTCAGTGGGTGCTGAAGTGAAATTAGAACATCCTATTGCTCGCACGGTGATAGACCCTGATGTTGATCGTTTGCGAATTACTTTGGGCGTGAATGCGTTGTTTAGTCAAAACGATCAAGGCGATACGCACGGCACATCGGTGCATCTAGAGATTCTAATTAACGGTCAATCCCGACAAACAGTGGTGATTAACGGTAAATCTTCATCACGTTTTCATCGTAGTTATTTAATCGACAATTTACCACCACGTCCATTCACGGTGACGGTACAACGTGTTACGCCAGATAGCAAAAGCCAACGTTTACAAAATGCGACATTTTGGTCGAGCTACACGGAGATTATTAGTGCCAAATTGAGCTATCCCAATATGGCGATAGTGGGGATTAAAACCGATTCACGCTATAACCCGAGCTTTCCAAACATTAACTTTCTTTTGTACGGTCGTTTGGTCAAAGTGCCGAGCAATTACGATCCTGATACGAGAACCTATGGCAGTGGCTTATGGCGTGGGGATTTTAAGCTGGCGTGGACGAATAATCCTGCGTGGGTGTTTTACGATTTAGTTACCAATAAGCTAGCTGGCTTAGGGCAACGTTTAGGCGATTATGGCATTGATAAATTCCAGTTGTATCAAATTGCTCAATACTGCGATCAACAAGTGCCAGATGGTTACGGTGGGCAAGAGCCAAGAATGGTGGCTAATTTATGGCTGACAGAACAGCGTGATGCCTATTCAGTGATTTCAGATATGGCGTCGGTTTTCCGTGCGATTGTGGTGTGGAATGGTACGCAATTAACGGCTATTCAGGATAGAAATGCCGATCCTGTCTGTACTTTTACTCAGGCGAACGTTATTGACGGCAAATTTAATCGCCAATATGTCCCGCTTAAGTCCATTTTTACC